AAAATCAATAACAATACCAGAACTTAAAAAAGAGTTTCCTAATATATCTGAAAAAGAGCTAGAGCGTATTCAAAATATGCCTGGCAATAGACAGTATATAAATGGTTGGGGTAATTACGACGAAAACACAGTTCAAGTTTTATACTTTGATTACAAAACATATCATAATCAAGTATTTAAAATAAAACAAACAGATCAAGGGTTGATGAAAGCTATTGAAAAGCCAGATACCTTTAATCCACCAGAAAGTGATATGTTTGAAAGAGTATCAAGAACTATAGAAGTTTTATACAATGGAGCTACGGTGTTAGGTACTGATACACTTTTAAAATGGGAGTTAGCAGAAAACATGTCAAGACCTTATGCTGACACAACTAGAGTAGCTATGAATTATGCTATTTGTGCACCTAGAATGTATAAAGGTAGAATAGAGTCTGTTGTTAGCAAATGTATTGGTTTTGCCGATATGATACAAATAACTCACCTAAAACTACAACAAGTGCTTTCAAGAATGGTGCCAGACGGTGTTTATCTTGATATGGACGGTCTAGCCGAGGTTGATCTTGGTAATGGTACAAACTACAATCCAGCTGAAGCATTAAATATGTATTTTCAAACTGGTTCTATTGTTGGTAGATCGTTGACACAAGACGGTGAAATGAATCACGGTAAAGTGCCTATACAAGAGCTTAGTAGCTCTAATGGTTATGGTAAGATACAAAGCTTAATACAAACGTATCAATATTACTTACAAATGATACGTGATGTAACAGGGCTTAATGAAGCTAGAGATGGCAGTACTCCTGACAAATCTACTCTTGTAGGATTGCAGAAACTAGCCGCTAACGCGTCTAATGTAGCTACTAGACATATTGTTCAGTCTAGTTTGTATTTAACTCTTAAACTAGCAGAAAACGTTTCTCTTAAAATAGCTGATGCTTTAAGATTTCCATTAACAAGAGCATCGTTACAAAACTCTATATCTAACTACAATATAAAATCACTAGATGAAATTGTAGATTTAAATTTACATGACTTTGGTATTTTCTTAGAGCTAGAACCAGATGAAGAAGAAAAAGCTCAATTAGAGCAAAACATACAAGTTGCTTTGCAGTCTGGTGGTATTGATCTTGAAGACGCTATTGACATACGTCAGATTAAGAATCTTAAATTAGCTAATCAAATGCTTAAGATTAAGCGTAAGGTTAAAATGGAAAGAGATCAAGCTAACCAACAAGCTAATATCGCTGCTCAAGCCGATGCTCAAGCTCAAACAGCTGAAAGAACAGCTATGGCAGAAGTTCAAAAACAAGAAGCTATATCTGGATCTAAAGTTCAGCTAGAACAAGCTAAAACAGCTATGGATATTAAGAAAATGGAGCAAGCTTCGTTTATTAAGCAACAAGAGATGGAAAGACAGTTTCAATATGATATGCAGCTTAAGCAAATGGAAATGCAAGTTGTTAATCAAAAAGAAGCTTTTATAGAAGATCGTAAAGATAAAAGAACAAAAATACAAGCAACACAGCAAAGTGAAATGATAAGTCAAAGAAAAAACGATGGCTTACCAATTGACTTTGAAAATCAAGCCGATCAAGGCTTAGGAGCATTTATGTAATGCTATAACATTTTTTTAAATTATATTATATTATGTCAGAAGTAAAAACAAATGAACCTGTTAAGCAGGAAGGTGAATTTAAATTAAAAAAGAAAACACCAAAAAAACTAACAGAAACTAAAGAAGCGGTTACTAAAGTAAACGTAAATCCAAAAGAGCCTCTAGTAGAATTAGAGCCTGAGGTTAAAAAAGTAGTAATTCCAAAACAAGAAGAAAATGCCGTTCAAGCACAAGAGACAAATGATAGCAATGTTATTGTCGAAAAACCCAAAGACAGTGGCAACAGCGAAGCAGTGGTTGAAGAAGTACGGACCGCCGAAGAAGCAATAGAAATAATTGAAGAAGCTTCAGAAATTAAGCAAGAGCTTAAAGAAGCTGTAAGAGATGAAAAAGTAATAGGTAAACAATTACCTGAAAACATAGAAAAACTAGTTAACTTCATGGAGGATACTGGTGGATCTGTAGAAGACTACGTAAGACTTAACGCTGATTACTCTAGCGTAGATGATAACACATTGTTAAAAGAGTATTATAGAAAAGAAAAACCATATCTTGATAATTCAGATATTGATTTGTTATTAGAAGATTTTCAATATGATGAAGATTTAGACGAAGATAGAGATATACGCAAGAAAAAACTTGCATTTAAAGAAGAAGTTGCAAAAGCCAAAAACTTTTTAGAAGAAACTAAGGAAAAATATTACGCTGATATCAAGTTGAAATCAAACGTAAATCCTGACACTCAAAAAGCTATGGACTTTTTCAATCGATATAATAAGCAGCAAGAAGCTACTAAGCAACAGCACGAAGAGTTTAAAAACAATACTAAAAAACTTTTCACCGAAGATTTCGAAGGTTTCGATATTAACGTTGGTGAAAATAAATATAGGTATAAAATTCAAAACACAGAGTCTGTAGCAGATAAACAATCAAACATTAATAATCTAATCGGGAAGTTCCTTGATAAAAACGGATCTGTTAGTGATTATAAAGGTTATCACAAAGCTATGTATGCTGCTGAAAACGTAGATAAAATAGCAGCGCATTTTTATGAGCAAGGCAAAGCTGATGCTGTTAAAAATGTTGTTAATAGTTCTAAGAATTTAAGTGATGCAAAAGCTAGACCATCTAATAGTGGTGATGTGTTTTTAAATGGATTTAAAGTTAGAGCAATTAGCGGTGCTGATTCTACAAAACTAAAAATAAAAACTAAAAAATTTAACTAAAAAAATTATTTATTATGAGTTTAACTCCTCAATTTGGAAGTTTGATTCCAAGTCAAAAGCAAGAACTTTTGAATTCAAACTACCTAAAATTTAACGATGGTGCTGCAGCTGGCGACACTGATACTTTTGCACAGCAGTATTTACCTGAAATTTATGAAGCTGAAGTAGAGCGTTACGGAAACCGTACGTTATCTGGCTTCTTACGAATGGTTGGCGCTGAAATGCCAATGACATCTGATCAAGTTATTTGGTCTGAGCAAAATAGACTACATATTTCTTACGAAGGATGTACTCTTCCTTCTGTTACTACTATTGATCTTCAAGTAAATGGTGGAACTATTCAAAATGTTATCTCTCCAAGAGCTACTATTGTTGTTTTAGATCCAGCTACTGGACTTGAAGCTAAGTGTTTAGTTACAGATTCTAATATTGGAACTGGTGTTATAACTGTAAAACCTTACGGCTCACTTGATCTTACAGGCTTTACTGCTTCAGGATTAAAAGTTTTTGTATATGGTTCTGAATACGTAAAAGGTGGTCAAATTGACGCTGCAACTGCTGGTGGAGCAAACACTGGAACTCAGTACGTAAGTGTTGATCCTCAGTTTACACAGTATTCTAATTCACCAATTATACTTAAAAGCCAGTACGTAGTATCTGGATCTGATATGGCACAAATTGGATGGGTAGAAGTTGCGACTGAAGACGGAACATCTGGATATTTATGGTACTTAAAAGCTGAATCTGAAACTCGTCTACGTTTTGAAGATTACCTAGAAATGTCTATGATTGAAGGTGAAAAAGTTGGAGGTACATCAGGCATTCTTGCTACTGAAGGAAAAGGTACTGAAGGTTTGTTCGCTGCTATCGAAAATCGTGGTAACGTAAACGTTGGGTTTACTGCTGCTGCCGGTCTTGATGCTTTTGATGATATCTTGAAAAACCTAGATACTCAAGGAGCTATTGAAGAAAACATGTTATTCTTAAAGAGACAAACTGCTTTAGATTTTGACGATATGTTAGCTGCAATATCAGCTGGTGGTCAAGGTGGTACTGCTTTTGGATTGTTTGAAAACTCTGAAGAAATGGCTTTAAACTTAGGTTTTAGTGGTTTCCGTAGAGGATCTTACGATTTCTACAAAACTGATTGGAAATACTTAAACGATGCTTCAACTCGTGGCGCTGTAGATGGAATTGCTTCTATCGAAGGTGTTTTAATACCTGCTGGAACTTCTACAGTATACGATCAAATTTTAGGAACTAACATTCGTCGTCCATTCTTGCACGTACGATACAGAGCTTCACAAGCTGATGATCGTCGTATGAAGTCATGGTTGACTGGTTCTGCTGGTGGTGCGTTTACTTCAACTCTTGATGCTATGGAAGTTAACTTCCTATCTGAAAGATGTTTAGTAACTCAAGCTGCTAACAACTTTGTATTATTCAAAGGAATCTAATAATGATTCAAACTTAATAATATCCCCGTCTTCGGGCGGGGTATTATTTTTATAACTATTTAATTTTATTATATTATGGCTAAAAAAGCTAAAGCAGAAGCTGTTGAGGTTGCACCTCAAGAAACTGTTGTAAAAGAAGCACCAGTAAAAACACAACCAAAACCAACTAAACCAAGTTGGGAAATTAAAGATAGAATTTATTACTTAAAAGGTAACAAATCACCGCTAACTTTAACAATACCAAGTAGACACACTTCTAAACATTCTTTATTATATTTTGACAAAGAATCTGGTGTTCAAAAAGAAATTAGATATGCAACTAATCAAAGCTCACCTCTGGTTGAAGACCAAAAAGGAGAAGCTACGTTAGGTCATATTACTTTTAAAGATGGGGATTTAAAGGTTCCAAAAGAAAAACAAAACTTACAAAAGTTATTATCATTATACCACCCTTTGAGAGGTAAAATATATGAAGAATTTAGCGCCGTAGAAGAAGCTACAGATCAATTAGATATATTAGATCTTCAAATTGATGCAATGAACGCGGCTAGAAACATAGATATAGATCATGGTGAAGCTATATTAAGAGTTGAGTTAGGTTCTAAAGTTGCTACAATGAGCTCTAAAGAAATAAAAAGAGATCTAATGTTATTTGCTAGAAGTAACCCACAATTATTTATTCAACTAGCTAATGACGATAATGTTCAGTTAAGAAACATTTCTATTAGAGCTGCTGAAGCAGGTGTTATAGTACTGTCTCAAGATCAGAGAACATTTACATGGGGTTCAAATGGTAGAAAATTAATGAATGTACCTTTTGATGAAAATCCTTATTCAGCCTTTGCTGCTTTCTTGAAAACAGATGAAGGTGTAGAAATCTATAAATCTATAGATAAAAAACTATAAAAACAAGTGATACTATAACATAGGCGGTTTCGGCCGCCTTTTTAGTATTTATATAAAAATATAAAATGGCAGTAAACGTAAACACAGTATACACAACAATCTTGTACATATTGAACAAAGAGCAAAGAGGTTATGTAACACCTTCTGAGTTTAACAGTATTGCTGATTTAGTACAAAAAGAAATATTCAATTCTTATTTTCCAAACGGAAATCAACAGAATAGAAAAAATCAAAACAACTCTGAAAATGACACAGAGTTTTTTAATATGTATAAAGATATAGCTTACAAGCTTTATCC